TTGTAAGCGTGTCCTCGGGCTACAGGTCACCAGCGCTGTGTGTAGCAATAGGCAGCTCAGAACGATCGCAGCATGCACGAGGCCAGGCGGCTGACTTCGAATGTCACTCAGTAGATAACAAAGAGTTATTTGATTGGGTTACTAATAACCTGGACTATGATCAGGCAATTTTAGAATTTTATACAGGCACACCAGAGTCTGGATGGTTGCATGTATCATATAATAAAGATGGTAATCGTAAACAAAGATTAAAAGCTTTTAGAAACGACGCCGGCAAAACTCAATACGAAGAAATTTAACGACAGATACAACCAAAGAAATCACCACTACCATCATTCATAACGTGTCTGTTAATAAACTCGTGGTACGTAGTTAGTTTTAATCTTAATATATCACACAGATCAAAACAATTTACTTTAGTATGTAAAGCAAGATCAGACAGCATAGCTTTAGTTACAGGTACTAAACTGTAAATACCATCATTTAAGATAATTAATTCCATTAAAACAATACAGGTTCTAATACAAAATCAAAAGACAATATTCTTTTTTTAAATTTAATTGGGTTAGGTGTAGTATAATGCATTAAAAATTGTGGCACTATCATTATATCTCCTTCGTTTACAGGCGGTGTATATAAAACACTTTTATCTTCTTGGTTATTCCAGGGCTGTATATAAGTTGTTCTAGGTGATTCTAATTTCATATCTAAATAAAGTATGCCACAATAACCTGTTGAACTATGGTTATGTGGTACGTGATAATCACCTTTGTGATAAACCACAGACCAAACTCTTTGCAATAAAATTTTAGAATTAAATTTTGCTCTAATTAAACTAAACTCATCTTTAAATATTTCTCTAAATTCTGTATTAATACTACATTTATTTCTATTGCTACCAAAATTAGCTTGGGGCATTTCAGGATATCGTTCTAATGCTTTTTCTAATTTTTTCTTTTTGTTTTTAAAATTAATGCATTTAATTTTAAAAAATTCTATTTTAAATACAGGATCTATCTCGTATTTTATATCCATTGTCTTAATTCTTCTCCCATTACTTCTGTTGCAATATTTATCTTTTTACGCAATGCTTTTCTAATCTTTTCATCTACAGTTTTTGGTGCTATAAGATCTATATATGTCACCGCCTTTTTTTGACCTATTCTATGCGCTCTGTCTTCTGACTGCAGTCTTTTTTCTAAGTCATATCCATTAGAATAATAAACAACATTATTAGCAGCTGTAAGTGTAATACCGTAACCACCGGTCTGTGGATTACCCACAAAGAATCTTACAGGTGAATTTGGATCTTGAAATTTTTCTATATTTTCTTGTCTTTGTTTGGCTTCAATATTGCCATAATATTCTACGATCGAGTCTTCACCGTATTGTTTTTTAATAGCTGATACTATTTGTTTTATATCATATACATAATTAGCCCAAATAATTACTTTACCCTCTACCTCTTCTAATAATTCTAACAAAGAGGATATACGATTATTTTTTATTTCTGTAATTGTATCGTCGTCATTTTTTAAATGACCACAAGTTATTTGATGGAGTCGCATTAGTTGCGTTAGCACGTGAGGAGCTGTAGCCATTTTGCCTTTTAAAGAAGCGAGGGCCGCGGACTTCATAGTTTCGTAAGTTTTCTTTTGTTCATCTGTTAATTCTACTTGTCTTTCTATGTATGTTTTTTCTGGTAAATCTAAACAATTTTCTTTTAAAACTCGATCAGAAAAAGGTTTAAGTAGTCTAGATAATTCGTCTAATCTTTGATAGCCACCTACTAATTGCACTCTACGGCCACCAAAATTAGCCTGTCTCATCACTGCATATCTATTTCTAAAAGTATAGTAAGATCCAAAACCTAAAAGATTTTCATTTAAAAAACCACATTGTGTGTATAAATCTAAAGGTGATTTAGTAACAGGAGAACCGGTTAGTATTCTTCTGTACTTTGCATAAGTTCCTAATAACAAAATAGATTTAGTTCTTTTTGCAGTTGGAGTTTTTATTGTGGTGGACTCATCAACAGCCATTAAAGAGTTATGGCACCTTAAAAATCTTGTGGCAAATTCAAGGCCCTTTTTTGTCGAGAAAGACTCTACATTCATTATAAGGATGTGAAGGTCTATATCGGGTTTAAACAATTGTTGATACTCTTTATCCTTCGCTTTGGATGTAGTAGCAGTCCATAATATAGTTTTATGATCTACATGGCTAGCTAAATGATTTGGTATTTCTTGAGAAAACCAGTTTCTATAAACACCCTTTGGTGCTATAATCAATGCCCCATTTATTTTACCTTTATCATAAAGCATAGCAATATTATCAACCAATACTTTAGATTTGCCAGTGCCCATTTCCATGAAGTAAGCAAACTCTTCTTTATCCCACGATTTTTCCAATGCACTTAATTGATGCGCATATGGTTTAGTTTTAAATTTATAATTCATTTTCTACTTTCTTGTTGACAATTATATAAACCCTATATAAAACAATGTCAAGAACTAAGAAATGAAAAATAAAATATTTGAATTGTATAAACCAAATTCTTTAGAAGAGTTTTTAATTTTTAATAAAGCTCATCCAAAAGAAAGATTTGTTTATGTGGTTCAACAACCAGCTCCTAATATAAATATATTAAGTGCATCTGATTTTGGTTATCTTGTAATATGTTTGCCTAATAGAGATCAGGCAATTTATTCTACTGCACCATACACGCAGAAGATGAAAAAAAATTTACAAGATTTTCGTAAAGAAGA